GATGATAAGAGAGCTCAAGTCAGAGTTAGCAGTTCCTTACTTAGTAGAAATTGGACAAAAACTGTCCAAAGAAATCAAGAAAAATGAAGCTCCCGAAATCGTGGAGTGAGATTGATGTCCTGCAGTTCAAAGAGATAAGAGAGTTATATTCTATTGAGGAGGTATTTGCCAGAGAGATAGAGATACTCTCAGCTCTTGCAGGAGTGAGCTCAGATGAACTTGAGGACTTAGATGTGAGTGAGGTTAGTAATATGCTCAATGATATTACATTCATTAACTCTGAGCCATCTAAGAACTACAAGAGAGACATTGAGCAATGGAAGGTCAAGCCACTATCTAAGCTGACCTGTGGTGAGTTCATTGACTTAGAGTACTTCTTTGCCAATGACTATATTAAGCATCTTTGTCATATAGCATCTATCATGTACAGGCAACATACCACTAATGAGTGGGGACAGTTGAGCTTTGAGCCTTATGAGTTCAATCCATTTGACCGGCATGAACTATTTGATGAGTACTGTATCAATGATATCTATGGTATCATACCTGAGTACCTATCATTTAGACAGGATTTCATGGATAAGTATCACTTACTTTTTAATGAAGAGGATGGAGATGAGGAGGATGAAAATAAACCAATGACATCCGATGAGTCTAAGGCACAAGCTGAGCAAAAGTCTGCTGTAAAGTGGGGATGGGAGAGACTGCTCTACTCACTTTGTAATGAGGATTTGACTAAGTTTAAGCAAGTCACTGACCTGCCTCTTATCCTTACCTTTAATATGCTGTCAATGAAAAAAGAGCTTAATCTGTAAAATCTAATTTTCCAATAAAGTCTCCTCCAATAGGCTCAAATGTATAGATAATAGATTTCTTTTCACCAAGTATCTGAGCCACTTGTAATATAGGATAACGCTGTGTCATCCATTCAGTGTATTGAGAATAGATTTCTGTTGTTATTCCAGAACTATCCATCCTTTCAGTTAACTGAGCACAAAACTCATAAGGAGGTATTACTCCACCATTCCAAAGATTTGCACCATTATTCAAAAATCCAAAGTAATACATTGCAATAATCTGTATCTCAAGTTCACCAAGTGCAGGTATTTTTGCATTGATACGCACTGAGTCATATAATGCACCCGTATCAATAGCACCTGACTCTGATATTAACCTTTGTAATATCACTTGTATCTTTCTCCTTGTAGGATACTTGACATTGAATATACCATTATTTGCGTAGCGTGCCATTATTCAATTGGTGGGGATGGTGAAGGCTTAGGCTCAAATGGACTCAAAGGGATTTCTAATAAGTAAGCATATTCAGTTGGTGCAATATCTGCCTCATCTTGTTCACTTAAGAATAAAAAATATACATCATTAATATCCTGTACAAAGTTAAAAAATGTATCTGCATCAAAGAATACACCTTGTAAATCTTGAGCTTGTTGGTTTGTTACTATTCGTCCTTCCATTATACTTGTCTGCTTAAAGTTGTTTGAAATGCTTGAACGGCTGTTCTAAAATTAGCTGCTTCCGTATCTGTTAAACCGTCTCCTATTGAGTTAAAAGCTATTTGATTACTAAAATAATTAGCATTATTTCTTGATGCACCAATATAAATACTACTTGTATTTAAAGCTGTTGAGCCAGTTGTATCGTTAAATATTTGTGCAGTGTTTACTCTATATTTTTTAACATTAGAAGCTGTTCTTGTAGCTAAGTGAAAACCTCTAATATCATAAGTAACAGTTGAAAATGTACTTGTATTATCGTTTATTCTAACTGAATAATAACCCTGACTTTGTAGAGGCCAAATGTACAATCCATTGTCATAACTTCCCGCATTCTCAGAGCTTAACATTGGTGCTTGTGATACTGAATTAGTTCTTATATATCCAGAAATATGTGTTGAATTTAAAGATAATTGTGATGATGGAATTAAAAATGTATTTGCATAAGCACTTGTCCCATTAGGAGTCATTCCAGTTGCTGAATGCGTCCACCCAGTTGTGAAATTTAATCTAAATGCAGCATCTAAATCTCTTGGATCTTTTAAGTTCCATTTATGACTTGAAGCAGTACCACCAACTATTGGATAAATAGCTTTGAACTTTGTCCATATTGAATAACCTTTTAAGTCAACTACCAAAGTATTTATTGCACCTTGTTGAGTTGGGTTAGTGATACCTGCTGCTGTTATGAATGCCTGAGCATCTGGGTCAACTCCACCGCCACCGCCTGACCTTGCTAATATTCCATGTGTTGCTAAAAACATACTATTCCCGTAGCCTATCATAATACAATAGTAACTGATCCACTTGTTAACTTAACACCACTAAACTTCTGAGCCTTAGTAGGTCTTATGATAGCACCTGCCTTAACTGCTGTTCCTGTAGCTGCTATGTATGTTGACTTAACATCAACTGCTGCTATCTTAATAGAGTTAAACACTGTATCCTCAAGGACTACAATAGCATCAAAGTTACCTGTGAACTCAGTTGTATTATTCAAGATATAAGTACCTTGACCTGCTATTAAAATTTCGTTATCTGTTGCCATTTTATTTATTTATTATGTTGTTAAATCTCCTGCTAATACCCACTCATTAGTATCTATCTTTATCAAAGTTGCCATACCATATTGTGCGGCTATCTTAGTTTTACCACCGCTTGATCGTAGTGTTACTCCAGCTGTTCCTGCAATAGTTGTTTGACCTGTGCCATATTGAACTATTATAATTTGACTTCCTATAGGAAAGGCAACTCCTGTGTTAGTAGGGATGCGCAAATCATTTGCACTTGAATTATTAGTCTTAATCAACTTATATAAGTCGCTTAATACTATGTTGTTAAGTGTAGATGTTTTCTCAACTATAGTAACCTCCCTTGGTGCAAGTGTACAATCTTGATCAGGATAAGTGTAAACTCTATTAGCTGTGTTGCTTGAAGTCTTTAAAGTAGTGTAATAATCATTGTCATTCTTATACTTTAAATCCCCGTTGCTATCAGCATATAAAGCTGTGCTCTGACCTGTTGCCGTTGCATCTGCATTCTGATGCTTAAGATGTAAGTGACCATCCCCATTAGTGCCTTCAATATAAATTGATTTTGCACTTATCTTATTGTCATCTAAGTCAACATCTTGAGTTGCTCCTGTGTAAGGAACATATATACCACTCACACCACCAAAGACCTCTTGACCTGTGATAGAACGTGTCTCATATCCTGAGCCAGTGTCAACACTTACTTCAAGTAAGTCAGTCGCATCAAGGTCTGACCCCTTGGGAGTCATCTGAGATATTTTCTGTCTATTGATAGCCATACCTATATTGTAATTAACTTATGATTCTGTTATAATAGGAACTTGGCAATCTGTCCAATTACTCATGTCAACATCTAATGTCATGACCCACCCTGCTGCATAGTCTAACACTTGATTATTCAATGGCACTATGGCAGGTTGTCCTAATACATCAAAGCTATAGTCATCACTGAAAGTAAAATAGTTTACTAAGTCAACTAATATTTGATGGCAGTCTGAGAGTATTACAGTGATATTAGCTCTATCCTTCTGGATAATGTCAAGGCAGGTTATCTCTAAGCTCATTGTATTAGTGTTCTCAGTTGCTATAGCTGTGATAGGTGCTATAAACACAAGAGGATATTTCTCATCCTTTGTCGCAAAGTTAGGTAACTGCTCCACGAAGTCACTACCTACTTTTTTTACCTGTAGATGTGAGTTATAGAATGCCTCTATCTTGTTGATTAATGCTTGATAACTTGTCATAGTTCTGCGTTCTTTTGTATCTTATTAATTTTGTTCTGTGTATCAGTCATCTCAGTCTCACTAACTATAGCATTGACTGTAATAGTCTGACCTTGCTGTGCTCCCTCTCCACCTACATTATTGAGTTGATTGCCTTGACCGAATAGACTAACTGATGGAGTTGCCATGCCTCCTGTTGTGCTACCTCCACCTGTGAAACTATTAGTGTCTGCAGTTGGAGCATTACCTCCACCCTCAAAGGATGTACTTGCTATTGTTGCTAAACTTGTTGCCGTTGATATTACTGAGCCAGCTATTGCAGCTGCCATAGCAATACCTCCATCAAACTTAGGATACTGAGCAAGGATTGATGTAATAGCTTGAGCTCCATTAATAACAGCCATTGCCAACTGCATTTTTTTCTGTTGCTCAAATTGTTGCTTAAGTATTTTCTCCTCCTCTTTACTTCCTTGCTGTACTCCTTTAAGTTTCTTTTTTGTGTTAATATCTTGTATTGATGCAATGGCTCCTGCTGCTGTTGTAGCAAGTTGGAAGCCAGCCTCAATATTTGCATTAAGTTTCTCTCTTGCTTTCTGATCTATCTCAACTAACTTAGCAGCTGTTGCCTCTTCTGCCACTTCCTTAGCCTGTCTAAATTTCTCTTCAATGGCTGCCTTCTCTTCCTCTGATAGGTTAAGTGCTGCCAGCTCAGCAGTTCTTTGAGTATCTAATGTTGCTAATGTAGTTTTAAGAAATGCCTCATTTGCTGCAATCTCTTCCTCCTTAGTACCTTTAAATCTTTCAAGTTCAAAGGCTTCCTTAGATAGTTTAGTCTCTGCTGTAAGTTGTGCAGCTGCTAAAATCTTTTGTTGATTCTCAATCTTTTTAGCTGTGATTTGGTCATCAATTTCTTTTAACTTTTTAGCAGTCTCATCCTCAAGCAATCCTCTCTCCTCTGAGCCTACCTCAAGTGAGTCCATCTTTATCTTTGCCTCAGCTGCAAGTAGTTCCTTTTGTGCCTCAAATTTAGCAATATCATCTGCTGCATTAAGTTCTTTTCTTTTTAGCCTTGCAATTAACTCCTCATTCTCTGCCTTCTCTATATCCGCTGCATTCTTATCTCTTGCTTTCTTAAGGTCATTGTCAATCTTTGCAAGAGCTGCCTTTTGATCAACTTCCTTTTTATAGATTTTAGCAAGGTTATCAAACAAATATTTTCTCTCAGCTTCAAGTTGTGTTATGCGTAATTCCCTAAGTTCCTGCTCTGACTTACCTGCATTCTCTGCCTCTTGCAAAGCTACCTCATTCTTTTTACGTAGGTCAGCAAGAGCCTCAGAATATTTATTCTTTACCTCTTTATTAGTGTTGCCCACACTTGTTACGTTAGCTTTAGATACTGCTGCATTTCCTTTGTTAGTTATCTCTAACTCCTGTCTCTTAAAGTCCTGGATAATCAAGTTCTTTAACTGCTGAGCCTTAGCAAGTGCAGTGCTATCACCTAACTGTTGAGCCTCTTTAATCTGTTGCTCTACCTTAGCAAGTGCCTCCTTCTGTTGGATGTCAAGCATTGCCTTAGCACGCTCAGACTCTCCTTTGATTTGCTTAGCCTGTAGTAATTCAATCTGCTTATCTAAGCTGACATTGAGATTCCTTATAGCGTTAATCTTGTTTATCTCATTCTGCACTTGTTGATTAGCGAGGTCTGCTTGAGTTTTAGTCAAGTCAGCTAATCTCTTCTTATCCTCATCAGTTAGTTCCTTCTTTAAGTTTAATGAGTCAATCTCAGCTTGATTGATAGCCATGTCACCCTCTATCTGTTCCCTCTTAAGGTCAAATATACTTTGACTTGTATCTATCTGGATTCCTAACTTTTCCTCAATAGCAGCTATCTCCTCATCACTTAAGTCCTTAGTAAGGTTATATAGTTCCTGCCTTGCTTGACTTTCTGCCTTGAGGCTTTCTCTATTTTTCTCACTTGCCTCTTTAACTGCCTCAGCATTTTCCTCTGCTGCATTATCTGTTAAACCCATCCAATCAGTCAAGTCCTTAAAGCCTTGTATCACTGCATTGATAGGTATCATGATTGCCTCTAAGATAGCATCAAGTACTCCTATCTTTTTTAAGAATATACCAATGGCTACAACAATAGCAGTGATTACCGCCACTAATAAAAAGATAGGATTCATTAAGATGGTTGCTCCAAGTTTTACAAATGCTCCACCCACTGTAGATAGAGTACCCATGAACCCTTTGAAGCCCTTTGCTAAGTCTCCAGGATTGAGCTTGCCCATTACATTACTAAACACTTGAGCCTTCTGCTGTGCCTCCTCAAAATCTAAGCTCATCAATGAGTCCTTGATACCTCCAATAGAGTTGCTCACCTGTTCAAACTTTGAACCAGATGCAAATACATTCACTGCATCATTAGCATCTGCAAGTTGATCTTTCAACTCCCCAGCCTTTGCGGCAAGTTGTGCAATCTGTTCTGGATCAGTTGCATCTGCAATAGCTCCTTTGAGTTCTCTTAATTCAGCTTTGATAGCACCAATGCCGGTTATCTTTAATGGTATTTCAACTTCATTCATATACTCTAATTTCTATTGTGTTATTCAATAATGTGTTATCACCACCTGTGTATGCAAAGTCATACCATTCAACAATTATTCTGTCAGCATTAACCCATGTAATATAGTAAACACCTTGTGAAGAGTTAACTTGACTTATCATTAAGTAAGTTCTATTAGCATCAGGGAATGCTCCAATTAACACACCCTCATATTGACCAACTCCAACTCTTGACCATATAATATCACCTATTGTGTTTTCAAGTACAATTACTGTAGGATCTAATATTCCTGTCTGACTAATAGTTGCTATGTATCTCTTATACCCTACAACAGGAGCTCCATTGATACTATCTGTTACTGTCAAGTTAGGTACTACCATACCATCCTGCTCAAGTATCTGGCCATCACCTATCACTACTCCCTTAACACCTGGACTCACAGCATTACCCTTACCAAAGATTAGAACATCTGAGCCGGGCACAACTACATTATTAACTTGAGCACTCTTCTTGAATACCTCCGCATTACCAACTGCCACAATAGTATCTCCAATAGGCTTGCCGCCTGCAGTCTTATAAGGTGCTAAGTCAATCTCAGTATCAATACTTATCAACTCTACCTTTGTGAGGCTGTTGTTATTAGCATTGTAATCTTGCACCTTGTTAATGTTCCACCATGAGTTATCAATGTATATCTTATCATTGAGCTTGAGAGCTTGGATATCAACCTCATTCAAGTCAAAGTAACCTATCAACATTTTACCTACATTGATCTGATTAACAGTCCTTCTCCAATATAAGTTATAAAGGTTGTTAGCCGTCAGAGTTGCTACCTCATAAAAGTAGTAATCATTCGTGCCAAAGTTAATGTCAAATGTAGGATACAATGGATTATTGAAATGACCAATCATAGGGTAGTCAGTCAAACCTATCTCACCTGTTGTGCCAAAGTCTATGATGTCAAACGGTTGGCATGTACCTAATCCTCCATCATACAATATGCGGATGTTAGTGTTAGGTGCAGCTCCATTGATTGCAGGAACATAAGCTCCAAATAATGTTTTGTACACAGGAGTAGGTGAGAATAATAACTCCTTAGTATCTACATCCTTAACATATTCATTGTCAAAGGTGTATTCTATCTGACCATAAATTTCTCCTGTAGCTTGTGTGTAAACTACATTAGGTGAATCCTCATCAGGTGCATAGGTTAGCTTTAATTTTTTCTTAGTTACATCTGGAAGGAACATTAAGTCCTGAGCCTTATCCTTAGCTAATTTCTGACTCCAATCCTTCTCAGCTCCTGAGTCGTAATACTCATCTCGATGTCTTAGGATAAGGTTGTATGGATTGTCAATATCTTGCTCAACATATAAGTTGTACATCTGAAATATTGACTTAACAAAATCAGATTGCTTAATCTCTACAGGAACATAAGAGTTCATGATTAGAGTACCTCCTGTAGTCTGCACGTTTTGACTTGGCAGTATCACCATGTTGATAGATGCTAAGTTCAAAACAACATTAACATCAACAGGAGTGAAACCGCCACCTGCTGCAATCCATATATTTGCGCCATTACTGTTAGCACTACCATAGGTCTGAATTATATCTACACCTATTGATAGGATCTGTATATCGGTTGCATCTATTGCAATGTTGCCAGTGCCATCTGTAAAGGCAGGAATACTAAGAGACTCAACAAAGGTCAATATAGTAGTGTTACCCGTTGGCAATGGTGAGGCAGCAGGATAGTAAGCTACTCCACTTGTTGTGCCATACACCTTGACGTTGCCATATCCCTGTACAAATACCTGAGCAAATACCCTATATTTATTTTTAACTATGTATCCTCCTGCGATATACTCAAGTACAGCATTACCACCACTATTATTATCAAGGATAATGCTACCTCCAATCTGTAACTCATAAGTGTAATGTTCACCAGAAAGAGCATTAGTGCTAAATGGTGAGCTGTACTCCCCTGTTAAAGGGTCATATAAATTCTGAGTATCAATTACCTCTGTCCATCCTGAGTCAATATCCTCTTGGAAGGTATAGTTCACTCCTGTGCCCTGTACATAACTTGTAGTCCAAGTGTTTGTTGCCTCAACTCTATAGTCATTGTAATCAAAGTTATTAACATCCCCATTGTAAGGTATTAACAATTTATCAAAGTGAGCATCTGTTAATCCTGCCCAAGTGTAAGTAAATCCTGCCACAGCGAATATCCTATCAAAGTAAGTCTGAGCATAGATAGCAGGTTTGAACTCATTAGCTTGATAGACATTAGTACCTGTGCAATATGGCATCACGTACTTATATCCATCTGTTACAGTGTTGCTGAATGTAGCTGCTATGTCAGTTGCTGAGAATGTATGATCTAAGTCTGAGAAATCTAAGTCATCAAGATTAGCATTAGTGATAGCACTGAAAAACTCAGCTCTACTATCTTTGATGAGTACAGTGTAATTTACCTCCTCCTCATAAGCATTAGTATATTGTGCCTTGTTGACACTTACCAACTGCAATAATGCGTCATCTAAGATAGGCACTCCATTCTGTATCACTTGACATCGAGTCAACGTGTTGATGTTAAATGTTCCTGCCTGAATATTTACATCATAGTAATTCCCAAGCAACTCATGATTGTTCTTAGTTCCCTCAAGGACAATGGTTTTGGAGAAAGTTCCTTTGCGAGATGTTAAATCTCTAATGTCACCAATGTTAAATGTTATCGGAAAATTAGTCTTCTCAGATACATCTAAGACTCCTGTCTCAAGTATTATCTTAACCATTGATTATATCGTTATTAGATAACCTTACTTGGATTGACTGCTTTATTAGGTTGTTGTTGCGTTGCTTATATACTTCAAAGTTTGTGTTAAGCACATTACAGCTCACATACTCAGTTGACTCAGGGATATGTATGATACATCCACTCTCATCATAAAGGTTATCCAAGTCCTCTGTAATACGATAGACTACGTTTTTAACATAGGTTTGTGGAGAAGTTAACAACTGCTGAAAGTATGTACCCTCTGCCTCACTCATCCAGTTAGTGTTGAGGTCGTATGTCTTAACTACTTGAGTGTTGAAATTAACTTGACCTTGTTCATAAGTTTTGTACTTCCATTGAGATGAGGTAACATATCCTGGCACATCCTTATTGTAGGTATCCCTCTTGATAGTTCCCTTCTCATAGCTCTTAAGTTGAAAGGCAAAGCTACTCCATGAGCCCATCCTATCTAAGAATAGAATGTGACTCTCAGATATTTGAACTCTCTCATCTAAGATAATTCGGTACTTAATAGAACTTTGATCTCCGACAGTAGTATCACCATACCATACATCATAGTATTTAGTGCTTGCTTTAATCAATCCTGCAGTTCCACTTATCAATACTAATGTGCCAAAGTTATTAGGACCAACTGCCACACCCTTAATATACTGAGTACCAATCACTGACTTGTAGAACAAATCCCCGTCATCATTAATAAAGTACACCCTCTTGTTAGGCGCTATGCCGACATCCTTGAAGTTGAGCCATAAGTCCTGACCAAGTGTACATGTAAAGTTCAAAGGTTGATCAGTGAGCCACAGTCCAGATGTGTTATCAAGTCTGTAGTCAGTCTGATCGTAGAATGGCATGTCTATCCAAGGAATAGCTCCATTAAATACATACTTATCTAAGGTGCTAATTTCATTGAGGTTAATATCCTTCCTGTTGTCAGCATACTTGATACTTCCATTGATAGTGGCATCTGTTACCTCTGACCATAACGCATTGATAGTGAAGTTGGTTGTACCTGTGATTGAAGTCACTGTGTGCAATCCTTCAACTCCTGGGTTGGCTACACCTCCATCTGCCTGTGTTATGTTTATCTGATCACCAACTTGAAAGGCATGAGTTGCTGTGATACGAACGTTGCCACTGTTATTTACTAATGAGGATGTGTAAGATAATGTGTAGATATACTCCTCACCTATCTTTACATCAAAATTGTAATATGAGTTAGCCGCATCATAAAAGGTTGTGATTGTAGGATTGAAGTCATAGCTTACCATGTTGCTCAATAGCTTGCTCAAGTCCTGCTCCCCATATCCTGTGCCATAGGTAGGCAGTGCCTTGTAGTATCCTATCCTATTGGCTGTGCCTGACTCAAATATCTCAAAGATATATCGGAAGCCATCATTGTTGACATTAGTTGAGTTAACTATGAACTTGCACTCATTGTAAGCAGGAGTGAAATCTTGAGGTTCTGCTATGATTGTCATTGCCATACCTATATTGTATTTCAGTTGGCATCCTGTTAGAAGGATATATATGAGTCATCTGTAAAGTATTCCTCCTTGATATGAGTGGCAGCATATCGGATGGCATCCATTGCATCATCCCATAACTTGACCGGCTCATCTGTAATGGTATCACCTATTTTCTTCCACTTGTAATTCTCATACTCCTTCTTAAGTTGAGGATGGTCCTCACAGAATATACCAAAGGACTTGATGTTGTTAATGCCTTGCTTGACTACCTTATTAGCATTTTCAATATAGTAACCTGCTCTGTCTATCTCAGCAATGATTTCTGGCCTTGAATAGTCAGCAAGGATGTTGATGCTTTTTTCAATGCCTAACTGATCCATCCTTGCTATGAG